ATCTCCCAAATCTCTCTCCACTCGCTTACGCAAAGCGACGATCCACAGTGGAACCGCTACGTTCAGTGAAGCATGCGGCCTTGGGTGGTGGTTATGGCAAGTCGCGAACCCGCCAAAAAAACAGTCGCAAAAGTAGTACCAGAAGGCGACCGCCGAGCAAGCCTAGAAGCAATTCGCGACCGGCTAGCAAGCGAAACTGACGACACCCTATGGGCCAAACACAAGCGTGAGTGCAACTGTCAATGCGGCATGGGAGATGGCCGCCTACTCGTCGCGCTCGTAAAAGAGCTCCGCGAAACCATCCGCGAACTTGACTCAATCCCACCAGCGTCAAAGGAGTCGACCATTGACCGGCTCCGCACTCAAGTCGCGGCCGAACGTGACGAGCTCGCGGCCGCGCGTGCGCGTCGGGTCGCAGACGCCGAGACTGCGTAGCGTCCCCGCCTACTCCCGCACCGCCGGCGACGACGCTGTAGCGCTCATCGCAGCCGCTGGTCAGCCGCTGGACGAGTGGCAGGCCAATGTGGTTCGGGACATTTTGGCGATGCGTGACGATGGGACTTGGGCCGCGTTCGAAACGTGTTTGATCACTCAGCGCCAAAACGGTAAGGGTGCTGTGATTGAAGCGCTCGAATTGGCTGGTTTGTTTTTGTTCGGCGAGCAAATGATTTTACATTCCGCCCACGAATATAAAACGGCACAGGAAGCGTTTCTCCGCATCAAATCTCTCATTGACGGGTGCAGGGACTTACGCCGGCACGTGAAGTCTATCCGTGAAGCTAACGGTGAGCAGCAGGTGATCCTGCTCAGCGGAGCAAGGCTACGTTTCGTGGCCAGGTCTAAAGGTTCAGGCCGTGGGTTTTCTGGGCAGCGCAATATTTTGGACGAAGCGTATGCGTTGACTCGTACTCAACTTGCTGCGCTTTTACCAACAATGAGTGCTCAACCTAACCCGCAGGTTAACCTTTTCTCAACCGCGCCGGATGTTGAAACTATGCCGCCGCCGGAAGAAGCATCACTATTATCGGTCCGGGAACGGGCGCTAACGGCAATCGCTGGAGCCACCCCGGGTCGGCTTGCCTACCACGAGTGGTCACCGCCAGACGGCGCAGACGTGGCCGACGCTGACGTGTGGTACGAGTGCAACCCAGCGCTTGGGATCCGCATCAGCGAAGAGTACGTAGCGTCTGAGCTGGCTGCGCTTGGCCCGGAAAAGTTCGCCGTGGAGCGGCTCGGCGTGTGGCCACGTAGCGCTGATGACCGGTGGCGGGTGGTCAGCGAAGAGCGTTGGTTGGCCGCTCAGGACACACAGTCGCAGCCGGAAGACCCACTGGTTTTCGGTGTCGCTGTGTACCGTGCCGACGGCAAGGTCATGTCATGTATTGGTCTGGCTGGCGTTCGACGCGACGGCGATTTGCACGTGGAAGTTCCGCAAATGGATCACCGTTCCGGCACCGGGTGGGTGGTGGAGCGGGCTAAAGAGTTGCATGAGCGGTGGCGACCAGCCAGGTGGGCCGTTGACGCCAGCTCGCCAGCAGGTGCGCTAATTCCGGATTTGGAAGCCGCGGGTTTGCCAGTAGAAAAGCTCGCCGCACGCCACGTCGCGCAAGCGTATGGACTCCTAGTTGACGGGATGACCCGCACACCGGCCGAGTTAACGGAGATCACCGTTGGTGATGACGGCGCGACGAAACCAGCCCGGCGCGTGTGGCACCGTGACGACCCAAGATTGACGGTGGCGATGGCATCAGCCACTAGCAGACCAGTTGGTAGCGACGGGTCGACGTGGGACTCGCGCACTAATGATTTGACACCGCTATTGGCCGTATCAAACGCGTTATGGGGTCTAGTGACCTTGCCGGACCCAGAGCCTGTATTTTTCGCCGCGTCCTGGAGGTAGCTGTGGCTAGCGACACTTTACGTTTGGATCTCCTGGACCGGCCTGGGCTGTCTAGTCGTATAGGTGCAGAGTCTCGTAGATCTTCTACGGGGCCAAGGTTCCTTGACGTTGTGGGTATGCCTTTTTACGTCGTTGGGCTGCTTGCGTTTTGGACGTTGGTGGTCGCTGGCGGTGTTGCGCGTTGGTGCGTGGCTGGTGTGCGGCTGGGTTGGGTGGAAGCTCGCCGGTCCGCTCAGGGTCGCGGGTTTGATGCGCAGCGTTGGCCGGTTCGCCCACGGGCTAAGCGCTGATTATGACTCTTGCCGACCGTATTTCGTCTTTGGCTTCGAGCCGTGAGACCCGGTCGGCGTCTTCTGACGGTTCTTCGCGGGCGTTGCGCGGCGATTTGCGCTATTCGGCGGATCAGTGGTTGATGGATTATTTGTTGCCGTCGCAGTTTGGTTATGGCGGTAATCAGTACACGTATGGCCTGAATCAGACTTATTCCGGTATCAGGTCTCAGGAGATTTCGCAGACGCTGCCGGGGTATTCGGCGGCGTTGCGCGGGTGCCCGCCGGCGTTTGCGGCGCAGATGGTGCGTGCTTTGGTGTTGTCGCAGGCCAGGTTTACTTTTCGGACGTTGCCGTCGGGTGCGCAGTCGCGTAAGACGTTTGGTACTAGGGCGTTGGGGACGTTGGAGCGGCCGGCTCCGAGCATGACCACGGGTGAGTTGTTGGCTCGGATGGAGTGGCATGCTGGGTTGGCTGGTAATGCGTATGTGTTGCGGCGGGGTGATCGGCTGCGGGTGTTGCGGCCGGATTGGGTGGCGGTAATTTTCGGTTCGGAGTCTGAGCCTGATGATCCAACGCATGCGTTGGATAGTGAGCTTATTGGGTTTGTTTACGTTAATGGTGGCCTGTACAGCGGTGGGAAGGTCGAGACTTTATTGCCGCATGATGTGGCGCATTGGTGTCCGTTGCCGGACCCGGAGATGACCCAGATCGGCATGTCGTGGCTCACCCCAGCTATTCGCGAGATCCAAAACGATAGGGCTGCCACTGAGCATAAGTTGCGCTATTGGCAAAACGGCGCCACGCCGAACCTTGTCGTTAAGGGCATTCCTGCTGTTACCCGCGAGCAGTTCGACGAGTGGGTTGCGGCGATGGAAACGTCCCACTCGGGGGTCACTAACGCTTATAAAACCTTGTATTTGACTGCTGGTGCCGATGTTACGGTCGTTGGTAGCAGCCTGCGGGACCTTGATTTGAAAGGTGTTCAGGGTGGTGGTGAGACGCGCATTGCTGTGTTGTCGCGTGTGCCGGCGCCGATCCTTGGCATCGCTGAAGGGTTAGCCGGGTCCAGTTTGAACGCTGGCAATTTTGGTATGGCCAGGCGACTGTTCGCGGACACTTGGGTTTACCCAACTTTGCAGGATTTGGCTGGGTCGTTGGCGGACATTGTTGATGTTCCAGCGGGTGCCGAGTTGTGGTTTGACACAGCAGATATGCCGCTTTTGCGCGAAGACGCGAAGGATGCGGCTGAGATCGAAGACATCAAATCAACAACGATCACTAAATATGTGCGGGAAGGTTTCGTCCCCGACACTGCAATCGCAGCAGTCAGAGCACAAGACGTTTCCCTGCTAAAACACAGCGGATATTTGTCTGTGCAGCTCCAGCAGCCAGGTCAAGAACCAGCTGCGCAGCCAGGGGACCAGCAACCAGCTTCTCCTTCGCCCACTCCCACCAGGTCAGACGATGACGAGCTGGAGCAGCGTTTAGCTGGTGCGGACACCACACCAGGCCACGACCAGCTACACCATTACTGGACACGCGGTGAAGGTTTAGCTAAATGGGCTAAGAGCCCGCAACCGTGGACCACGCTTTACCACCACCTAGCCAAATATGTGGACCCCGAGCAGGCAAAACACATGGCGTCGGCCTGGTTCCACGAAGTTTTCGGGTTCTGGCCAGGCGCGGACCTTAACCGTGTAACGCATGGTAAACCGCCGCGTGGCAAAAAAGTCGGACCGGGCTAAGGGGCGCGACGTGGGCGATTACGCAACCTTCATTCGCGAACTGAGAACGTGGGCGGAGGACAAACATCCGCGTGGGGAAACTGGCACTACAACCGGTGGCCAGTTTGTTGCTAAAAACAGTGGGCAGTCTAGTTCTCAGTCGAAAACTTCGCCGAAAAGCCCGGCGAAACACCCTGCGCCCAAGCACTCAAACGCTAAGGGGCGTCAAGAGTCTGGCGGGAAAGCGGATATACATAAGGCTTTAGCTCATGCGCAGGCGAGAGTGCACGCGTTGGAGTCTGAAGTTAAGCGCCTGCGTAAACAGTTGCATGGCCATGGTGGTTCTTCCCAATCTGCTAAGGGTGCGGCGCATAGCGCTCATCCGCAGCTTCAGGCTGGGGCTAAAAACGATCCGAAGCGGGTTAAGGAGCTTCAGCATTTGTTGAAACAGCTCAAAATTGGTTCATCGCACACGAACGGCGAGTATGGCAAGTCGACTGAAGACGCGGTGAAGGAAGTTCAAAAGCGTTTGGGGATGAGCCCGACGGGGCACGCCAGTGAAACTTTGATCAACAAAATCAGGGCTGCTAAAGCCCTATCCCCGTGTTTACACGGGGGTGGTAAACGCTCTGACGAGTCCGCCGCTGAAGAGCGGTCTTTGATGCACGTTTTTATAAATGGCATTTGCCAAATGTGCGAAGGCGAAGAGTAGAAAGGACACGGACGTGGCCGCATCACCTAAAGAGCCGTATGGGCCTGCGTCCGAGGCTCACTACGCCGACCCGGGTTATCAGGAAGACAAGCGTAAACGGTATCCGCTCGACTCCGCTGATCATTGCCGGGCTGCTTGGTCTTACATCAATATGCCAAAAAACGCTGCGATGTACACGCCGGAGCAGTTGGCGAAGATCAAGGACAGGATTAAGGCTGCTGGGAAAAAATACGGCGTTGAATTTTCCGACGCTCAGCGCTCCGACAGCTCCGATGGCGAGTTCCGCCGTGTGCTACCTGGTGTTTGCACCCGCGCGTTCGACTTTGAACTACGCGCGGCGAAGGGCGACGGCAGAACCCTGGAAGGGTATGTGGCTGTTTTCGGGTCGGTCGCGCGCATCGCGGACCGCAACGGCGACTTTGATGAAGAGATCCACCGCGGCGCTTTTGACCAATCGCTGGAGCGGTCAATGCCGGTGATGCAGTTTGAACACGGCCGGGACCCACGCGTTGGCGCGCTTCCCATTGGCAAATATGACGTTTTTGAGCCTGATCAGCGCGGATATTTTGTGCGCGGTCGCCTGCTGGACGATCCGCTTGTTGAGCCGATTCGCAAGTCCATTGCTGACGGCGCCATCAAAGGCATGAGTTGGCGGATGCAAGTCCCAGATTCCGGCCAAACCTGGTCGCGTCGCAAAGACACGGTTGATAAGCGTGACATCACCGCTGCGGACGTGCCAGAAGCGGGACCGGTGGTTTTCCCAGCCTACTCAGCCACGTCAGTGGCGGTGCGGTCAATGCTTTCCGCAATGGATCAGGATGAGATCCGTTCCCTTGTCAGCGAGCTAGCAGCCCACATCGGGCTCGCCACTGACCTTTCAAACGTTGGGCAACCTGTCGTGCGGAGCGCAGGTGGCAGCGAAGAAAACGGTGCTGAAACGCAGGGGCGTGACGCGCCACAACGAATGACAATCCGCCAGCGTCTCGATGATGGGGCGCTCAAAACGCGAGGAATAGCGTCATGGAAATAGAGATTATGCCTGAGCTCCGCGGTAAAAACGCGGACAGTATCGGGGAGGGGCTGCCAGATGAGCTCCGCGGTAAAACCCCGGACGAGTTGCAGCATTTCACGGAAGTGTTGGATGCGCATCTGCGTAGCATCCACCAGGACGAAGACACTGGTGAGTTGCGGGACAAAACTCCAGCGGAACAGACAGCTTTTGATTATGGGCTGCGTATTCGTGACATTGCGATGAAGCGCATTGAAGAGCACCGTGCGGTGCAGGATGTGTTTCGTCGCCGGCCGAAAGCTGTGCAGGCGGCCATGCTTAATCTTGGTAACCGAGACGACGTTTATGGCGACGTGCGTCGGCTTACTCATAGCGAAGCGCGTGATCGGGCGTTGCGAGTTTTGGACGATCGTGGCGCGTCGGCGCATATGTCTGCTGGTGAGAAGGACGAAGTTGAGCGTCAGGTCCGTACGGCGTCTGACATTGCCCGCCGGGTGCTTGTTACGGAGACGGAAGATTATCGCAGCGCTTGGTTGAAGATGGTGACCCGCCCGAACGGGATCATTTATCTGAACGAAGAAGAGCGCAAAGCGATGCAGGCCTTCGACGAGTACCGCACCATGTCGGAAGGCACTACTACCGCGGGTGGGTTTGGGATACCTGTTTTTATTGACCCGTCGATCATCATGACCGCTCAAGGGTCGGGTAATCCTTTCCTGCAACTCGCGCGGCAGGTCGATGTCAACACGAATGCGTGGAAAGGCGTTAGCTCGGCTGGTGTTTCGTGGTCGTTCGACGCAGAAAATGTTGAAGTTAGCGACGATTCGCCAACTTTGGCGCAGCCAGTGGTCACCGTCTACATGGCACGTGGGTTTATTCCATACAGCATAGAAGTTGGCCAGGATTACCCATCATTCGCTTCGGAAATGTCGACGCTTCTCGCCGAGGGCTACGACGAGCTTTTGGTGGACAAGTTCACCCGCGGGACCGGCACTGGGGAGCCGCAAGGTGTGCTGACAATTTTGTCGGCCACTGCGGGCGCGCGCGTTGGTGTCCAAACGTCAGGTGTGAATTTCTCCGCGACCGACCCGTACACGGTGTGGCAGGCACTTGGGCAACGGTTCCGCCGCAAGGCTAGCTGGCTCATGTCCGTTGACGTGAACAATAAGATTCGGCAGATAGCTACGGCTAACGTTTTCCATGCTTTCACGGAAAACTTGCCGGCCGAATGGGCTGACCAGCTGTTCGGGAAGCAGACTTACGAGTCTCCGTATATGCCGAACACGACCACGTCCACGTCAGCTAACTCCGGTTTGGCGATCGTTGGAGACTTTCACAATTATGTGATCGCTAGGCGCGGCGGTATGTCCGTTGAGCTCATCCCGCACCTGTTCAGCACCACGACTAACCTGCCGTCCGGTACCCGTGGTTGGTTCGCCTACAGCCGTATCGGCGGCGGCGTGTCCAACACAAGCGGGTTCAAACTGCTGGTCAACACGGCCTGATAGGGGTCTGTTATGGCAGAGCAGAGCAAGGCCGAAAAGTTGGCTAAGCCGTCAGAGCACGTTTCGGCTAAGCCGCCAGAGCCGGTCTTGGCTAAAGCGTCAGAGTCGGGTGATGGCGCTGTGCAGCAGCTGTTAGCGCAGCGGGAAATCCACCTGGCTAATGGGGACAACGCGAGGGCCACGGACGTGGACCGGCAGTTGGCCCAGCTTGGCTACACCGTCTAATTTCTCTTTCCCCCTTTGGGAGTGCCCGGGAGCTTGGGTGGGGTCCCGGGCACTCCCCATATCCGAAGGACACGTTGTGATCCAAGTCGTTTACGCAACGGGCACGGCCGTGGTTGAGTTGCCTACTGGTGGCCGTGCGCGGGTTTTGAAAGGCACCCATTGGCCTGCGTCTGATTTCGTGGTGCGTACTCGCCCTGATTTGTTTTCGTCTGATCCGCGTTGGGGCTTGTTTTATACGTCTGAGCCGGACGGGTATGACGCTCCGATGGTGGAGATGGCTACGTCTGCGCCTGGTGAGCGTCGGGATGTGCCGCGGCCGCCGCGGCGTTAGGTTCGCAAACTTGCTCCTTCGGCTGGCCGCTTCGGATGGTCGGCCAGCCGAAGGTTAACCATCCGATCACCATCCCTATAAGGATATTCGTTGACTGAGACAGACCTTCCCGATGATCCGGCGACTGCGGTGGCGGTTGCCTACGTCCATTCCGATGTAGTGCATTATTCGTGGCACCATTCCATGACTGAGCTGCTCGCGCTTGACGCCAACCTACACGCCAGGATTTGGCGTGGTGGGTATGTGGCTATGCGCGGCGGCACTGATGGCCTAGCAGACGCCAGGAACACAGCCATACACGATTTTCTGAAAGACTCCACGGCTGAATGGTTGTGGTGGATCGACACCGATATGGGCTTTGCCGCCGACACCATTGAGCGGCTCTTCGACGCTGCTGATCCGGCTGAGCGGCCGGTGGTAGGCGCCCTGTGTTTCGCCAATCGTGAAGTGTCCAACGATGGGATGGGTGGTAGGCGCGCCATCGTCGCACCAATGGTTTTGGAGTGGAAAACTATTGATGGCGAGTCCGGATTTGACGTGCGCTGGGATTATCCGCAGAACACGCTCACACGTGTGGACGGTGTCGGATCTGCGTGTGTGCTCATCCATCGGAGCGTTTTTGAGCGGGTCCAACACAAATTTGGTCCGAATTGGTATTCGCGGGCTCGTAACCCAAGCACCAACAAAATGATCAGCGAAGACTTATCATTTTGTGTGCGGCTCAACGCGTTGGAAATCCCAATGCACGTACACACGGGGGTTGCAACTACCCACGCTAAAATGGCTTGGTTAGGCGAAGAAGATTATTGGCGCCAGCGTGCGCTCAACCCGGCGCCGCCCACCGCAGACGCGCAGCCACGTGACGTTAAGCGGGATTGGGATGTGCCAAGATATGCGATTATCCCGACGCATAACCGGCCGCAACTGTTGTTAGCGCTGGTAGCGTCGCTCGGCCGGCAGGCGGATGCGGTGGTTGTGGTGGACAACGCATCCGCCCCGCCGGTCGATGCGGATGCGTTGTGTAAAACGGCGCCTGGGGTAGTGGTGGAAGTGATTCGCGACGATGAGCAGCCACCGAATTTGGCTAGGCTGTGGAATGTCATGTTGGACCGGTGCGCCGAGTTAGCTAAGCACGCCGGCCAGGACGCTTGGGACGTGGCTGCGCTTAACGACGACGCGGTTTTACCGGCCACCTGGTATGGGACTGTGGCTACAGCGCTGCGTGAGCATCCCACGGCTGCGTTGGCGCATACCACACCAACCACACCGGCTCTCCTGACCGAGTTGCGTAACGATCCTGGAAATCGGATGTGTCCGCACGCGTTTGTGACTCGTGGTGAGCTTGGGTTACGCGCGGATGAGACGATGCGCTGGTGGTATTTCGACACCGATTTTGATTTGTCGGCACGGCAAGTAGGCGGTGTGCTTTCCGTCCCTGGCCCGCGGGTGGTCAACGCGAGAGCTAACTCAACCACAGTCGGCGCGTTAGCGGAGCAGGCGCACAAGGACCGTGCCACGTTCGAAGCCAAATGGGGCGGCGCGTGATGTTTCCAGGAGTTTTGGAGCACAAGCCGAAAAAGTATGGTGCGCCAGGCAGGCTTTTCGCCACTTTGTACCCGTCGCCTATCACGCAGAGTCTCACCGTCGCGCAGGTGAGCGTGGCCACGTCAAAGCAGGGCATTGTGCGCGGTGTCCATTACGTGGCGGCACCAGGCCAGGCCAAACACGTTACCTGCGTGAGTGGCGCTATATGGGACGTGGTGGTTGACCTACGCCGCGGGTCGCCAACTTTTGGTGATTGGACCGCGTACCTGCTCAACTCTGGCCTTAACAGCCTGTATGTGCCGGTTGGTTTCGGCCACGGCTACTACGCGTCGGATGACGCGATAGTGCTGTATTTGCTGTCCCAGCCTTACGACCCGGATCTGGAACGAGAAATAAACCCGCTTGACCCGGATCTGGACATCAGGTGGCCGGTTAAGCCGGTGCTGTCCCCTAGGGACGCTAGCGCTCCGCTTTTGCGGGACGCGGTAGATTTGCCAAGGTGGAAGCCATGATCCGCGTTTTTGGGTGGCAAACATCCACCGCGGCAGAGCATGAATTCCGCATCGGCCTACCATTTCCCGAGCTAAATAGGTTCCGTTTCGACGCTAATTGGGGCCAACCCGGCGACGACATTTTCGACTACGACGTGGTTTTCGCGCACCGCTTAGCCGGTGAATCTGCGCTGTGGCAAAAGCTGTGCGACACGCCAAGAATCCTGACCGTGTACGACATGGACGATGATTTGCTGTGCGTGGACCCGGAAAACACTATTCCGTATAGCATTTTCCACCCGCTCGAAGCACAAACCCGTCGTAACGTTGAGATGGCTGACATTGTTACCGTGTCCAGCCCAATATTGGCGGAACGCTACCGGAAGATCAACCCGAATGTGGCTGTGCTACCAATTTGTATCCCAAACTACATGCCACACTGGCCAGAACCCGGTCCGAAACCGCAGCATTACACCGTAGGGTGGGCCGGGTCCACCCACAAACGTCAAGACTGGCCTGGGATCGCTGAAGTGCTCGCAGAGTTGGCCTACGTGATGCCATCAGTCAGGTTTCACATGTTCGGCGCCGACTACACCAACGGCATGCTAGCTGGCCGAATGGACTTCGCACCGTTCACCCCAGACGTGATGCAGTACTGGCGGGCGCTTAACTTCCACGCCGGGATAGCGCCACTGACTGATACCAAATTCAACTGGGGCAAGTGCCACACCAAACTTGTCGAGTACGGTGCACGTGGAATCCCCACCGTGGCATCGGCGATTGGCCAGTACGTTGATTGGATTGACCACGGCGTCAACGGTTTCCTGGTCCATGATAAGAGCGAGTGGGTTCCGTACTTGTTGGCGCTCGCCGACGATGAGACGCGACGGCTGATGGGACGCGCGGCTTATCACAGCGCGTCGAAGTGGAAAATTTGTCATCACATCGACAAGTGGGAAGCGGTGTTTTCGGGGGTGGTGGCATGAAACGCACCGCGTGTAGCGCCTGCGGGTGCCACGTCCTTAACCAGTTTTTGGACTTGGGACAGTCCCCAATCGCCGACGCCTACCCAGCCACCGCAAGTTGGGCGCAGGCGACCTATCCGCTGCAAGTTGCGGTATGCGCCAAGTGTCAGCTGGTGCAGTTGCTGGAAGTGGTTGACCACCACATTTTGTTTGGCACTGGGTACTCGTTTTACAGCTCGGCGAGCGCACCGCTGAGTGCCTACCATCAGGCTTACGCGGCTGATGTGCACGCCAAACACGCAGACCTGATAACTCGTGGCGTAGTCGAGATTGGGTGCAATGACGGTGACATGCTGCGGCACTTTACCGCCGCGCCTGCGCTTGGTGTGGACCCGGCGGAAGGGCCAGTCGCCGCTGCGCGGGCACGTGGCCTAGATGTGCTCCAGCAGCCGTTTGGTGTGGACGTGGCGTGTGGAATCCGCGCCGAACGTGGCCGCCAAGGGGTGGTTATCGCTAATCACGTTTTGGCGCATGTGGACGACGTAGCGGATGTCCTTGCCGGTGTTCAGGAGCTTTTGGCCGACGACGGCGTGGTCATGGTCGAAGTCCAATATTTGCCAGACCTGCTAGTTAATAACGCGTTTGATTTGGTTTATCACGAGCACCGAAACTTTTTTTCGCTCAGCTCGCTTGAGCAGGCCGCGCAAAACCAGGGCCTGTATGTCATCGATGCGGAACTGACCGACAGGCAAGGCGGGTCGCTACGAGCCACCTTAGCGAAAACGTCACAGTGCTCGTTCGCCGCTGACACCATCCGCGCATCCGAACGGTGGCTTTGGGACTGGGGCGCTTACGAAGGGATGCAGGGCCGCGCTGAACGGATCCGCCAACGCCTATGCGACCTGGTCGCGAACCAAAACGGTGTTGTTGGTGGCTACGGTGTGCCCGCTAAGGCAACAACGCTACTGAATTTTTGTCAGCTAGGTTCGGACGCCATCAGTTTCGCCACAGACACAACTGTGGCTAAGCAAGGACGTTACATCCCAGGCACCGGTATCCCAATCGTCGCACCAGATGTGGCCCTGCACGCTGACACACTGGTATTGTTCGCGTGGAATTATCTGCCGCAGATCGTGCGGCAGGAAGCTGGCTACCGCGGCAGGTGGATTGTGCCTATCCCAGCTCCGGTGCTCATATGAGAGCGCTAATCCTTGGTGTCACTGGCCAAGACGGCTCATACCTGGCTGAGCAGCTAATCGCTGAAGGCTGCGAAGTTTTTGGCATGGTGCGCCGGTTCAACGCGCGCTCGCCAGCGCAGCAGGTCATTGGAGACATTACCGACCGGCCTTCGCTAGACCGGGTCCTGCGTGTTTGCAAACCAAACGTGGTCTACAACTGCGCCGCCGTAACGTCCCCAGGCGGCGCGTGGGGAACGACCAACCCACCAAACCTAGCCGAAGCCACAGGACTTGGGGTGGTAAAACTACTAGACGCAATGTGTCAGCACGCCCCAAACGCCAGGCTGGTCCACGCATCATCATCAGCTGTATACGACCCGCACCGCTACGGCCTATACGGCATAGCGAAACAATTCGCGCACGAAGCTGTGGCGGGTTACCGCGAGCGTCTATGGTGCGCCAACGCAATACTGTTTAGCCACACATCACCAAGGCAAGACAAACGTTTCCTAGCGCCAAGGATTTGCTCAACTATCGCCAGGATCGCCAAAGGCAGCAAGGAACTGCTAACACTTGGCGATATTTACTCCCGCCGTGATTGGGGGTACGCGCCTGATCACATGCGTGCGATGCGCCTGGTGGCTGAGCATCCAAGCCCGGGTGATTGGACCATCGCCACTGGCGTAACCCACTCTGTGCGGGATGTGGCTTTAGCTGCGGTCACCGCAGCCGGTTTAGATTGGGATGATGTGGTGCGGGTTGACCCGGAAGCGCCGCGGATCCCAAACGAAGTGCATCCGGATTCGCAGGAAGACCGGCTGGCTGCGATGCGTGCGCTTGGGTGGAAACCGGAGACTGGTTTAGTCGGCATGGTCGAAGAGATGGTTTGGTCCCTGTGATTACCGTGGCGATTCCGACCATCCCAGGCCGGGAAGCGCTGCTGGAACGCGCCACCATGTCGGTGCTAACACAAACCATTCCGTGCAAAATTAAAATTTGGGAAGACAACGCGCGGGAAGGTGCAGCCACCACCCGCAACAAAATGCTGGCCGAGATAGACACAGAGTGGACGGCGTGGCTCGACGATGACGACGCGTTGAAACCAAATCATCTACGTGCGTGTGCGCGGAATGCTTACCTTACCGACGCGGACGTGGTTTACCCCGGCTACGACGTGGTCGGCGGCGACGACATCGTCGGGTGTTTCGGGCTTGGGTTCGACGCTGCGCGGTTACGCCGCCACAACTACATCCCAGTAACCACTCTCACCAAAACGGAGCTAATCCGAGACGTGGGCGGTTTCCAGGCGCACCCGGACGAAAACGGTGACCCGTGTGAAGACTGGGGACTGTGGCTGGCTTTACTGGAAGCAGGCGCAACGTTTTCCCACCTTCCGCAGCGCACATGGATCTGGACAGTTAACGGCGGCACCAGAGGGCGAGGAGACCGATAATGGCCGACTTTGTATTCAACATCGCAAAAGGGAAAGTTGCCTACTACGCCACGTTGCCGGCAGCAAACGACGCGCTAATAGTCATCCCGATCGAAGCGTCCGGGGTGGAGTCCGACGCCACACTGCAAGACTACGATGACGTAGCGACGCTCCTAGCGGCCGCTAACAACGAGCAAACCACAATGGGCCGTAAAACAATCACATCCGTAACGGTAACCGTCGACGACACAAACAACCGCGTTGATGTCGACTTCGCCGACACCACGTGGACCGCGGCGTCAGGCAACGCCATCTCCGACCTGCTCATCGCCTACGACCCCGATACCACCACAGGAACAGACTCAACACTTATCCCACTAACGTGGCACGACTTTTCCGTAACGCCGTCTGGCGGTGACGTAACCGCAGCCGTCGCGAACATCTTCCGCGCGAGCTAATGGGCATACCGGCCTACGGATCCACCGGCACACACCTATTCGGCACATCGTCGTCGGCAAACTTTGCTGTACCGGCCAGCGTCGCAGCCGACGACATCATCATCATTCCCATATACGTTGACGGCAGCGCAACGATCACCGCCCTAGCGTCAGGGTTCGCCCACGCCGAAGGGTCACCGGCGTCACTACCCGCTGGTGGTGGCCAGCACTCACTTGCGGTGGTGTGGAAACGCGCAACCGGCGCAGACACCGGAACATACGATTTTACCTTAAGTACCAGCATTTACCGGGCAGGTTCAGCGATCCGCTACACCGGATGCGTAACAAGCGGAAGCCCGTGGGACAGTCCAACATCCACCGCGACATCAACTGCTAATGACACAGTGACGCCGGCAGTTTCCATCACCACCGCTGGCGCTGACCGCCTGCTGATTTTCGCCGCTACAAACTGGGCTGGTGGAGCGTGGACACCACCAACCGGTTTCACCGAGCGGATGGACACCGGCGACCAAATCCACACCGAAGACGACAAAGGCCAAGCGTCCGCAGGCTCATCCGGGTCTGTCACAGCCACCTGCGCCGGATCCGACAAACGCATAGCGTTCCTAGGCGCACTCATCGGAGCGTCCGCGGGAACGCCGGTGGGGACAGCCACCGAAACTGACACCACGTTCGCGATCACGTCCCAAACAACAAAAAGTATTAGCACCGCAACTGAAACCGACACCACATTCGCAGTCGCATCGCTAACAACTAAAACTGTTGGGCTGGCGACGGAAACTGATGCGGCAATTGCGGTAACGTCTAAAACAACAAGAACTGTTGGGCTAACAACCGAAACCGACAGCACGTTCGCGATCACACCAGCCGTAACTGGCGTGGTGCACACCGCAACCGAAACAGACACCGCATTTGCGTTAACAACAAATTCGGGAACGAACGTTGGCACGGCCACGGAAACAGACACCGCATTTGCAATCATATTCGCCACAGCAGTGGGCACCGCCGTGGAAACGGACCAGGCCTATCCGGTGGGCAGCGCAGCGGTTGGCCCGGGCATCCCGTACACCACATCCACATACGAGAGTTACATCACCTAGGGATGTGATGGGATGGCTACCCGCGACGTAGGCGACCGGATCAACCTTCGCCACCTGATATACAACGCTGCTGGGGCGCTCACAGACGCCACCGTTGCGCTATCAGTGACCGACCCAACCGGCAGCACATCATCAGCGTCCGTAACCCACACAGCGACAGGTGTCTACGACGCGTCGGTCACCCTAACAACAGCTGGGTTGTGGTCGTGGCGGTGGGCAATATCCGGCGCCGTGGTTGAAGTCGACGACGGCTCAATCTTCGCGGTGGACCCCGCACCACCAACCTACGCCAGCCTGCCAGACCTGAAAGCATACTTGCGCATTAGTGACACCACCGATGACGCGCTGCTGCAAAGCGCGCTGGACTCGTCCAGCAGGTGGATTGAACAATACTGCGACCGGGTTTTCTACCCAGCCATCACTGCATCGGCACGTACCTTTTACCCGCGCAGCGCTTACGTCGTTGACATAGACGATTTTTGGACCACCGAAGGCTTGATCGTCAAAGTAGACACCGCAGATGATGGTTCATACTCCACCACCCTAACGATCGGCACCGACTATATTGCCCAACCAGTCAACCCACGCGTTGGTTGGCCACAAACCCGCATAGTGTCAGTAAACTTGTCCCTACCGCTCTCAGCGTCGCGACGCCCGAGCGTGCAGGTCACCGCTAAATGGGGCTGGCCGGCGGTACCAGATTTGGTACGACGCGCATGCATTCAACTTGCGGAAGAAGACTACAAAATGAAAGGCGCACCTTTCGGCGTGGCCGGAGTTGACCAGTTCGGCCCAATCAGGGTACGGGAAAACCGCATGGCGCTCGCGTGGCTAGCACCGTACCGACGTAGTCCGATACTCGTCGCATGAGCATCGACGACGTGGTGACCGCATTAGCGGCCAGGCTCACCACAGGCATGGCCGGAACAGCCATCGGCGGCCGCATCTACGCATACGCACCTGACACGCTCAACCCACCAACTGCGATTGTTCTGCCGTCACCATCAGATTTTTTGGTGTGGGACCGCACCTTCGACGGATCCGATGACTACTCCGTCACCGTGAAAATCATTATGGGATCACAGGATGATCGTTCAGGCCAGGCCGAGCTGCTCAGCTACTTTGACCGCACAGGATCAACATCTTTATACGCTGTGATCAACGCTGACCGCACACTCGGCGGCACCGTGTCCATGACCAGCATCATCCGGGGAACGGCCTACGGGGACGTGGAGTGGGGCGGCGTAACGTTTTTCGGTGGTGAGCTCACCGTAGAATGCGGAACATGATAGGCGACAAAGACATCAACGACCTGGACGAAACAAGACGACTGCTGTACTGCGCCCTCGCGGAAGGCCAAGTCGAAAGAGCGGGGCCTGGGCGGAAAGGCGAGCTGGCGGGAACGCTGACCAATGCGCTGCTGCACCACAGCAAGCTGGAGACAGACGCCAACTTTGTTTTTGATCGCCTTTCGGACGTGTTCTGCGTCGAACCCGCCGGCGTTGAGTGGGCCGAGCAACTGATTGCGAAGATCACAGACCGGATCTCGGAACGGCGCAAATCCCGCAACATCGCCGCTATACAAGCCAACCCGTAAAAATTGGAGTGATTTGATGCGCTGGGTAGTGGTGCAGCCAGGCCCAGCGTTTTCCGTCCAAGACGTGTACGCCGGCTGGGTAGAAGCACTACGCAATCTTGGCGAACACGTCATCGAATACAATTTGGACGACCGGCTTACCTTCTATTCCGCTGCGCTGCGCCAAGTCGGCGAAGGTACCTTCGCCCAATTCCTATCAGCCGAGCAAGCGTATGAGCTGGCAATCAACGGCCTGTACTCAACGCTGTACCAATCCTGGCCAGACGTGCTCCTAGTCGTCTCCGGCTTCTTCGTCCCGCCAAAATTGTTAGACCGGGCAAGGCGCAGCCGCACCCGCATCATCGTCCTACACACCGAGTCCCCGTACGAAGATGAGCGCGCCGCTGAACTAGCACAGTACGCAGACCTGATGCTTGTGGACGACCCAACAAATTTGGAAACGTTTCGACAAATCGCGCCAACGTTCTACGCCCCGAAATCATATCGGCCAGCCCTGCACCGACCAGGTGACCCGGTTGAAGCGCTCGAATGCGACTTCGCTTTTGTCGGAACCGGTTTCCCCAGCCGCGTCGAATTTTTTGAAGCCATGAACTTGGACGGCCTGGATGTGCTGCTCGCGGGAAACTGGCAACAAGTAGACGAAACATCACCGCTGTACCAACACATTGCGCACCACCCCAACGAATGCTTAAACAACCACAAAACGGCTGAGATTTACCGTTCAGCACGCGTGGGCATGAACCTGTACCGGCGCGAGGCGCAACTCCCCCAGTTAGCCAACGGCTGGTCTATGGGGCCACGTGAAATCGAGATGGCGGCCTGCGGCCTGTTCTTCCTTCGTGATCCACGCGGTGAAGGCGACGAAGTACTGGACATGCTCCCCACCTTTAACTCACCACAGGAAGCGTCTGACCTGCTGCGCTACTGGCTAGCACGACCAGATGAGCGGGCGACGCTAGCACGCAAAGCCCGCGAAGCGGTAGAAGACCGCACCTTTGACCACGCCGCAGCGGGACTGCTGCGGAAGTTAGACCGCTAAGAAAGGTGGAGTTAGTATGTCCCGCATAGCAGGCAGAAACGCCAGAATCTACATGGCCTTGGCGTCAGGTGGCACGGCTGAACCGGTGGCCTTTCAAGCATCATGGTCAATTTCGGCAGCCACAAACAAAATCAAAGTAACCGCGTTCGGCGACAGCAACGAAACCTACGTTGCTGGCCTACCCGACGCAAACGGCCAATTCGCCGGGTTCTACGACGATGCCACGGTGCAAACCTACACGGCCGCAACCGACGGTGTGGCACGCAAATGGTATCTGTACCCGGACACCACCAACACGGCTAAATACTTCTTCGGCACCGTCTTGGCCGACTTTTCCGCTGAAGCTAGCGTCGACGGCGCCACAACAGTTTCGGCGTCCTGGGCTGCCGCGTCGCCAATCATCAAAGTCTAATGGCAGACGGAGCAGCCGAACTGCACCGCCTAGCCGTACAGCTACGCAAAGCCGAAGTGTCAACGCTCGAAACCGAGCTGCGCCGCCAGCAACGAGAAGCGTTTACCCCATTAGAAAAAGACGTAAAAGCCGAAGCCGCGTCAACGCTCCCCAGCGGCTACGCACCCATCATGGCCAACGCCGTAAAAGCCAAAGTGTCAGTTCGCAAAGGCAGCGCACTACTATCAGCGCGCGTATACGCCAAAGGGAAAGCAGAAGAACGTGATGTGCGTGAAGTCAACGCCGGTCGGCTACGCCACCCAGTGTTCGGCCACCGCCGTCGCGCTTGGCACGTGACCCGGGTCAGATCCGGGTTCGTCGACCGGCCCTTCGATCGCACAGTCGACCGCGTCGTGGACAAATCCGCAGACGCAGCCGAACAAATACTCGCCCAGATTGCACGAGGATAATGATACGGATCTGTTTATCCGACGCGGACCGGGACCGGCTAGGGGCACCAAAAACGATCCCGTTCGACTTTGAAACATTAACAAACCGGGAAGCCATGACGCTGCAACGCCTAGGCTACCCAAGTCCACGCATCTTCCGGAAAGCGCTGCAAATCCACCCACTAAACGAAAACGGTGAAGCGACCAAAAACGACGACGGCGAAGCGTACACGTTCGACGTGGACTACCTTGCCTGGACAGCGCTGCTGTGGCTGGCGCTACGCCGCTGCGGAATAAACGTAGACGTAGACACCCTGGAGTACGACATAGAAAATTTGCGTCTGCTCGGGGACGACGAACCGGAAACGAAACCACCTGTGCACGGCGGTGACGATACGGGAAAAGCCCAAGAGCCATCACAGACCTTAGCGGAAGTGAGCTAGAAATGTGGCGGGACATCGCCGGCGAAATCGACGAGTACCGCCTGCCGCTTCTCATCCACGTCCCCGGGCTGCGTTGGTCTGACGTTGACGACATGCCTTTTTGGCTGTGGGAACAATGCCGTGACTACATTGACAGGCTTAACGGGCGGGAGTAGCGGAGCAGATGGCCGGGCCGGAACGCAGCGTCACGTTAAAAATCCGGGAAGTTCGCGAAGGGCGTGCTTTCGCGGAAGCCGCCGATGACGCCGACAAGGCCGGTAAAAGTTTTCAGCACATGCAAAAAGATTCCGAGTCCCTGCAAAAAGAGATCCGGCAGACGGAGTCGGATGTTGGTAAAAGTTTCCAAAACATGCGGAAAGACTCCGAGTCTTTGCAGAAGGAGCTCACCCAAACGGAGTCGAAAACAAAAAAGCTGGGGACGGAATTCGCTAAAAGCTCAAACGACGCTGGCAGGGCTGGGAAAAGCTACAGCGACATGTCGCGGGACACCGCAGACCTGCGCAAGGAAATCGATTTCACTGAAGAGAAGCTGAAAAACCTTAACACCGAGTTTGCGAAAAGCGGCGACCGTACACTTTTCAAAGACATCGGCAAGGAACGCCGAAGCGCATCTCAAATGCGCAAAATTTTGTCTGAGTTAGAAGCGGACTTCGGAGACGGTGGCGGTGAATCCGGGCACGGGTTCATCCGAAACGCAATAGCGGCGATAAAAGACGACGCGCCCAGTCTCATAGCCGTCATTTCCGCCGTCGCCGTAGCAGCATTACCCGGGATCGGGGCGCTTGCCGCTGGCGCGTTTACGGGCGGTGCGATAGCAACCGGCATGGCCGCAGGCATTTTAAGCGCCACCAAAGACAGCCGAGTCGTAAGCGCAATGCACGAGTTCAAAGAAACAATCAGCAAAACGTTTTTCCAAGGGACAGCGTTCGTCGAACCAATCCGTAACTCGCTCAAAATTTTGGAAGACGCATTCTCCCGCCTAAACCTAGCTGAAGCCTTCGCCAAGGTTGCACCGTTTGTTGAGCGTGTAGCCGAAGGACTCGGCGAAATGGCCCTGCACATTATGCCCGGGCTGAACGCGGCCTTCGACCGCGCCGGCCCGTTCGCGGAAGCATTAGCGGACGGGTTCGTCGAGATAGGCACTGCGATAGGCTCGTTCCTGCAAGAAGTCTCATCTTCTGATGGCGCGATCATTGCGCTACGAACCACGTTTGACACTTTGGGCGAAGCTATCATCGGCACCGGGAAACTTCTGAACGTGCTGTCGGACATTTTCGCTTTCAGCCAAAGACGATTTACCAACTTAGCTGATGTTCTGTCGTACTTCCCGGGTCCGATCGGGTCGCTATTTCGTGACCTTGCGGGGAAAATGCATGACGTTATTGACGTGTCGGCCCCAACGGCCAGCGCTATCAAATCAGTTGGTGCGGCGGCTTCACAGTCTTCCGCCGAGCTGAAAAGTATGCGCACGGCGGCGATCCAACTAGCTCGCGGCTCATTCAGCCTGGAAGCCGCCCAAGACGACGCCGCTAACGCTGTAGCTAACCTACGCCACCAAGTGGAGGAGCAACGCTCAGCGCATGTGAAAGGCGCCGCCGCGTTACGCGGCAACACCCAAGCCGCTAGGGACAACCGCGCGTCGGTACGTGGCCTTGTGGCCAGTTACGCCGGGCTAATCGACCAAACAATTTCGGCTGGCCATTCCGCAGACGGGTTGAAAAATCAACTGCAAAACCAGCTTACGAAGATGGGCTTTGCCCGCAGCGAAGCCAGCAGGTACGTAAATCAGCTAGTGGCATTGCGAAACTCGTTAAGCTCAATCCACTCCAAAGAAGTTAACATTTGGGTTAGGCAGCATTACTCCACAAGTGGCACCGCATTGGGTGAACATTCCGGGCTGCGCATCAACGAAACTCAGGGACGCGCTGCGGGTGGGCCAGTTGTGGCCGGTGTGCCATACCGCATCAATGAGCGTGGCATGGAAACGGTGACGTTCCCCGCAGGGGGGCGTGTTCACCCGGCGAACCTGACCCCGGTCATGAGTGGTAACACCTACAACATTTCCGTCACGTTGGGACCAGTTGGTAATTTGCGCGACGTAGGGTCGTCCATCGTTGAAGCGATCCGCTCATATGAGCGGTCCAACGGCACCAGGTGGCGCACAGCGTGACCACCCTACCAACGGTAACTGTGGAAGCCGCGTTCGCCAGCGGTGCATCCACGTCAGACTATTTGCACTTAGACGACACCGCACGTGGTTTGCTGGACACTGCCACGTTGGCGTCCGGCGACACGTGGGAAGACATCAGCTCATACGTCCACCGCATTGGGGTGAAACGCGGCGCTACCAGGGTTGAGTCACCAATTTTGCGTTATGAAAGCGGCACCGCCGCGGTTGAGCTGGACAATTCTGACCGCCGGTTCGACCCCACTAATTTGTCTGGACCGTATGTGTCTGCTGGGGTCACGCAGGTAACACCAATGCGGGCGATTCGCATCCGAGCTACCTGGGCTGGTGTGACTTACGATTTGTTTCGCGGGTTCGCCGACGGGTGGAAAATCAGCTACATTCCGCCTAATTACAGCCTGTGCGCTCTCACCGCTACCGACGCCACCAAAGTCCTAACTAACTATCAGCGCGCAGCCGTTGGTGCAGTTGGCGGCGGAGAAAACACCGGCGCCAGAGTAACCCGAATCCTGAACTCAGTGTCCTGGTCGGCATCAGACCGGATCATCGCCACAGGTAACACCACAGTGCAGGCGACCACGCTTGACGGTGACGCGTGGACAGAGTTATTGCTCACGTCAGATACCGAGCTAGGCGAGATTTACGTTGACGAAGCCGGCCGGGTGTATTTCCGCAACCGGCAGGCGGTAATGACTGACCTGCGGTCCACATCAGCCAACGCAGTTTTTGGGGACCAGCCAGTCACCGGGGTCGAAACCACAGTCAATCTGGTGACCAACCCGTCGGCCGAAACAACGTTGGACAGTTGGGCAGTAGGCGGGTCGTTACCGCCAACGCTTGGCCGGTCAACCACCCACGCTGAATTTGGCAGCTGGGCGGTGCTGGCAACGTGGGACACAGGCGGCACCGGGCCCTACGTGGGCACCACCGTCAGCGGCTTATCAGTGGGGAAAACGTATGTTGCGTCAGCGTACGTGTACGTGCCATCCGGGTCACCAGACGTTGTCATCACCATTTCTGGTGGGCCGCTAGGCACAAGCACATCCACCAAAGACGCGTTTGTGCGCCTGTCCGTGTCTGACGTGGCCACGGCCACGAGTTGGAGCGTGCAAATATGGCCCGTCACATCACCAACGTCTGGGCAGAAAGTTTATGTGGATGGTGCGCAGGTTGAGGAGGGCGCCACCCCGGAAACGTATTGTGACGGCACTCAAACCAGTTGTGAGTGGGACGGTACAGCGCACGCGTCCACGTCGCGCAGGTTGCCAGAGCTGCATTACGCAGATGTGGAAATTGATTACGACGACTCAACCATCGCCAACTACGTAAAAATCACACGCGTTGGTGGAGCTGAGCAAACAGCGCAGGACGCAACATCGGAACAGCTTTACCTAACGCAAACTTTTGAACGCACAGATCTCATCATGGAAGCCGATGATGCCGCAGCCGACTACGCCGATTTTATCCTGTACCAAGCCAAAGACCCTGAGCTGCGCATTTCAACGCTGACGATCCGACCCGACCGCGCCCC